TCGTCTGACGCCCCTTCCGACTTTGCAATTCTACTGTCGCGCGGCTTCGAGGTGCGCGCCAGGAAATCTTCGCCCGCCGTGAAGGACCGCATAAACGCGGTGAACAGGAAGCTGATGGACTCGTCGGGCAAGGCGGGACTCCTCGTGTCGGACGCCTGCCGCGAGACGATAAGGTCGTTTGAGCAGACCTGCTACAAGCCGGGCAGCGCTGCGGTTGACAAGGCTGCGGGCTTCGAGCACATGACGGATGCAATCGGTTACTTCGTGGAGCACGAGTACCCGATACGCACGCCGTCGCGCATTGAGTACACGGGTATTAAGAGGGGACATAAAGGCAGAGGGTTTTAGGGGAGGTGCTATGCAGGAGATGTCTGAAAGGTTGTCGTTCACGTTAGAGCGCGAGCTTGGGGGAACTGATGGGGACTCGGTCCCCGAGTACGTGCAGGTGCTCCCTGCCGGAAAAGTTGAGCCGAAGGGCAAGACTTCGTTCCTGGTTGACGGTGAGGCTGCGGGCCTTATCATGTCTGCCTTCGGAGAAGGCAAAACTGACCTGGTCGTGGACTACGAGCACCAGAGCCTGTCGGGGGCCGAGGCACCGGCAGCGGGTTGGATAAAGGAGCTGGAGGACAGGGGCACTGATGGCATGTGGGCGAAGGTGCAGTGGACGGAGCGCGCAAGAGAGTACCTGAAGGCGAGGGAGTACCGCTACCTCTCCCCTGTGGTGCTCGTGAGGAAGAAGGACGGACGCGCGGTCGAGGTACTGGGGGCCGCGCTTACAAACCTCCCCGCGATAGACGGCATGGAGCCGGTAGTCAACACTGCGAGGCCCGTCCCGGTGGATGCGGCAGCGCCTGTAGACGCAGTGGACTACAAAGAGGCATACAACATGGTTATGGGCGTACTGGGGCTCCCGGAGGACGCCTGCCTGGAGGCTGCCGCCGCTAAAATATCGGCTATGTCGGAGCCTTCCGGGTTCGTCCCTGCCGTGCAGTTCGAGGCGCTGAAGGCGGAGCTTAAGGCGAGGGAGACGGACTTCCTGATCAGGGAGGCCATGACGGACGGCAGGCTTCTGCCGCCGCTTGTTTCATGGGCCAGGTCGTACGCTCAGCGGGACTTAGACGGTTTCAAGGACTACATGGCAAACGTATGCCCAGTCGTGCCGCTTTCGGCGAAGGCTTGGGAAGAAGGCCCGCAGGTGGACCACGACCAGAGAAAGGTGAACCGGCTTCTCGGCATAGAGGACGCTGTGTTCGTCCGGTACGGGCGCGAACTGTCCCTATAGAGAGGTGACCATGACAAGGAATTTCGATTTGCCTCAGACTGCGGAGATAGCCGCAGCGGGGCTGAGGGACCGCTGGTCCTGCTACCCATCGGCGGGCCTTACACCGCGCAGCCTGACAGCCATACTGAGGGAGGCGGACGCAGGCGACCTGGTAAGGCAGATGGAGCTTTTCTCAGAGATGGAGCAAAAGGACGCGCACCTGTTCTCCTGCCTCCAGACGAGGAAGCTTGCGGTCGGCGGGTGCAGCTGGACGCTTGAGCCGGGAAATGGAGACGACGGAAGTGTCGCGGCCTTCGTGAAGGACGCCATAGGCGGCATGGACAACTTCGAAGACGCACTGATGGACCTGCTCGACGCACTCGGCAAGGGGTTCTCGGTGTCAGAGATAATGTGGGAGACCGGGCCGGACGGCGTGCTGCCTCGCTCGCTCAAAAAGAGGCCGCAGAAGAGGTTCACTTTCCAGGAGGAGTCGGGTGTATCGGATTTGCCCAGGCTGTTGACGGACGACAAGCCGGTCTACGGCGCCCCGGTCGCCGCCGGCAAGTTCGTGGTGCACATGTACCGGGCCGGCGCGGACATGCCGGAAAAAGGCGGGCTTATGAGGGTGCTCGCCTGGATATACCTCTTCAAGAACTACGCCCTGAAGGACTGGGTCTCGTTCTGCGAGGTATTCGGGATGCCGCTCCGGCTGGGGGTCTACTCGCCCTCCGCAACCAAGGAGGACCGCGAGTCCCTGATAGACGCGGTAACCAACTTAGGGAGCGACGCGGCGGGCATAATATCGGAGAGCACGAGGATAGAGTTCGTAGAGGCGTCGAGGAGGGGCGAGGCCGGGCCGTATCCGGGCCTGGTCGAGCTTTTGAACAGGGAGATGTCAAAGGCGGTGCTGGGCCAGACCCTTACCACCGAGGTAGGCGACGCCGGCAGCTATGCTGCGGGGAGGGTGCACCAGGAGGTGCGCCTGGACATAGTGCGGGCGGACGCGAGGGCGCTTGCGCGCACGATCAACCGGGACCTTATAAGGCCGCTCGTTATGTATAACTTCGGGCGGGATAGAAGGCCGCCCATGCTCAAATTCGAGCTTAACTGAAAAAGGAGGAAGGTATGTCTGGACTGACGAAGGACAGGAACACGGTAAGGAAGGAAGGGCAGTACGCGAGCTACCCGGTCAAGGCAAGCGCGAAGATATACGCCGGGAGCATCGTCTGCCTGGGTTCGGACGGGTACGCACTGCCCGGCTCAGACACCGCTGGGCTCAAGTTCGCAGGTATCGCGCGCGGGTACGTGGACAACTCGGCAGGCGCAAGCGGCGCCCAGTCTGTGGAGGTATGGAGGCGCGGTTCGTTCGAGCTCTCCGCTACCGGCATGGCTGTAGCCAACGCGGGTGACGCCGTGTACGTTGTGGACGACCACACGGTCGGGCTCGCCGCCCAGACCGCAAACGACGTCCCCTGCGGCAGGGTCTCCGAGTTCAACTCGGCTACGAGCGTGTATGTGGACATAGCGAGGTAGGCGTATAGAGATATATCACCGGGCGCAACCAGTTGCGCCCCTACAAATTAACGAAAGGAAAAAACATGATAATCAACCAGTCAAACCTGTCGTCTTTGTACCGGGGTTTCTCCGCGGTGTTCAAGGAGGCGTTCGAGTCCGTAGACGGCTTGTACCAGAGGATAGCCACAGAGGTGCCCTCGTCCACACGCCAGGAGGAGTATAACTGGCTCGGCCGCGTGCCGAAGATGCGCGAGTGGCTGGGCGAGCGCGTGGCACAGAACCTCTCAGCATACTCGTACACCATAAAGAACCGCGACTGGGAGGCCACGGTCGCAGTTGACAGGAACGACATAGAGGACGACGCGGTCGGCGTATACACCCCCATGATAAGGGCGCTTGCGGACGCCTCGGCCACGCACCCCGACGAGCTGGTGTTCGACCTCATCGCAGGCGGGCTGACGAACCTCTGCTACGACGGCAGGACGTTCTTCGACGCCTCCCACCCGACCGGCGACGGAGCTGCCCAGTCCAACAAGGGCACGGCGGCCCTCTCGGCGGCAAGCTACGCGGCCGCTCGCGCCGCAATGATGTCGCTCGTGGACGAGCACGGCAAGCCCATAAACGTCGTGCCCGACCTGCTCATAGTGCCGCCCCAGCTTGAGAAGGCCGCACTCGAGATATTGAGGGCCGACCTCACAGCCGACGGCGCGTCCAACATATACAGGGACTCGGCCGACCTGATAGTCGCGCCCTACCTGACGGGCCACCCCACGGCATGGTACCTGCTCGACACGAAGAAGCCGGTCAAGCCGTTTATCTTCCAGAGGAGGAAGGCCCCGGTATTCGTCGCCAAGGACCAGCCCGACGACGACGGCGTGTTCATGAAAAAGGAGTTCCTCTTCGGCGTGGACAGCAGGGACAACGCGGGCTACGGCCTGTGGCAGCTCGCATACGCCTCAGACGGCTCCGTCTAATGCCAAATGCGGGCGGGCGTTTCGCCCGCCCGCAACTTAAAGGAGTAACCATGTATATCACAGCAGCAGACCTGGGCATACCGGAAGATACGCTCGTCAGGCTGACGGACGACGAGGGCGCAGGCCAGGTGAACGAGGACAGGGCAAACGCCGCTATCGCCGCAGCCCAGGCGCTCGTTGACTCGGCCCTGTCAAGGCAGTACGACGTACCCTTGTCCTCGACCCCGGACATGGTCAGAAAGCTCGTATCCGACATCGCGCTCTACAACCTCTACATGCGCGTCGGGAGCCTGCCGGCCAGTGTCAAGGCTTCCTACGAGGAGGCCACCCGGACGCTCGACAAGTTCTCGTCCGGCGGCCTGCTCCTGGTCGGGATGCCTCCCGCAAGCCCTTCTTCGTTCACATATCAGGACAGGGAGTTCTCGCGCGAATACATGGAGGGGTTCTGATGGGCGGAGTAACCCTGGTCCTCGATATGGATGGACATGGGCTTTCACGAGGGCTGGACGAGCTGCAGGCAAGGCTTTTGGACGTATCCCAGGCGCTTGAGACGGCGGGCACGGCGATGCTATCGTCCGTGCGCGAGAATTTCCGGGGCCAGGGGAGGCCGGAGAAGTGGAAACCCCTCGAGCCTGAGACAATAGAACGAAAAGGCCACGGCATAATACTGTACGAGACAGGACGCCTCATGGCCTCTATCGTATACCGGGCGGAAAACGACGCGCTTACGATAAGCACGCCTCTGCCGTATGCGCGTGTCCAGCAGTCCGGGGACGACGCGCTGCCTGCGAGGCCGTTTCTCGTCTTCCAGCAGGAGGACGCCTCCGTAATAAAGTCCTTCATTGAGGGGTACATAGTCAGGGGCAATCCCTAAAAGCCGGGGGCATTAA